ATGAAGTTAACTGATACCAAAGCCCGCAACGCTAAACCTCAAGAAAAAGCCTATCAATTGCAGGATGGTAACGGCCTGTACTTGGATGTTCGCCCCTCGGGTGTAAAGACATGGCGTTATCGCTACTGGATCACGCCTACAAAGGACGGACGCTACACTATCGGGAGTTACCCTGCCGTATCGTTGGCCGAAGCTCGTCGATTGCGTGAGTGGGCTAGGGAGCAGGTAAAAAACGGCATCGCCCCCAAGGAAGCCAAAGCAGTTGAGCGGGATATCGCAAAAGCTGAGAACGCCAATACATTCGAAATAGTGGCAAAAGAATGGCTGGATAAAAAAGGGGAGCATTGGGCAAAAAATTCAAAAAATCAGATCACTGGTTTTATGTATAACGATATTTTCCCCGCTATTGGCGCTATGCCTATGCGGGAAATTAACGCCTCTCATATATTAAAAATAATTAGAGACCTTGAGAGTCGGGGCGCTAAATCCGTAGCGGTTAAAGTACGGCAGTGGTGCTCTGCTGTTTTTTGCTATGGCGTAGCGACATTACGCGCAGACTCCGATCCGGCCGCGGCATTAAGGGGGGCTATTATAGTCCCTAAAACCGAACATTCTAGACCGCTCACTGGTGATGAGTTACGTGATTATTATTTGCGTCTTGATAGCTCCACCGGTAACCAAGCGACTATTATAGCGCTAAGAATCTTGCCGCTAGTATTTGTTAGACAAGCTGAATTACGTTCGGCTGAATGGTCACATATTGATTTTGATAATGCGGAATGGGTTATTCCCCCGGAACTAATGAAAATGGGGCGAATGCATAGAGTGCCATTGTCTGCCCCAGTAATATCCCTGCTAAATGAATTGAAGAAAATTACGGGTAATAGGCGTTGGTTATTCCCCAATACCAGACTAAACAACACTTACATGGGAGCATCCACTTTAAATAGGGCTATTGTGCAGTTGGGATACGCTCGTACGGTGATAACAACTCACGATTTCCGCGCTACAGCTTCAACCAGGTTGCATGAAATGGGATATCGGCATGAAGTTATCGAGCGGCAGCTAGCACACGTTGAAAAAAACCGTGTGTCAGCCGCATACAATCACGCCGAGTACATGCCAGAGAGACGGCAGTTAATGGAAGAGTGGGGCCAGTGGGTTACTGGCCTGATTGCTTCTGATTCTCCACAATAAGGTTATCAATCCATTCCTGAATCACCGTTGACGGCCAACGAGAGTTGCGCCCGTCTTTAACTGGTTTTGGGAATGTCCCTTCTTTGATGCGCAGGTAGATGGTTGTGCGGTCATACCCTACAGCCTTTTCTACCCGTTCAATTGTCAATAATTCACATGTGATCATAATTAGCCGCCTTGCTTATCTGTAGGGTAAAACATTGGTGAACACTCGCTTGAGTAACCCGCCTTCCGGATCGCTATAGAGCACATAGCAATGGCAGCGTTGAAATGGTTCGCGGAGTTTAGGTCTTCACCCTCCAGACCAGTGATATCAATCATTGGGGGGGAGCATTACCGGTGTTTTGATTGCCGCTTGCCACCATGTCCAGCCTAAATCCGTTCTGTAGCTAGCGTAGCCGTTGCCATGGCGAGTTAAATCAAAGCCGCCTACGTAGTGACAACGTTTTTCAAACTGCTGACGGTTGCTCATCTGCGCATACCTCCATGACAAAATCAGTAATAGTGGCTTCACCCATCGAGGCCCACCAGTGCCAATGCCCGTAGCAATCGGCCTCGTCTTCTGCTTCGGTAACGCGCTCGAATGGTTCACCGTTCCACTTGCCTGTACATTTGAATTTCACTGTTTCGCCTCCACAATTAGCTCTTCGTATAGCGGCTCTGGGGTTCCTCGAAAACCGGGCTTAAGTGCATCCTCTCGCGTTGAAAATAGGATTCCGGCAATCTCCCAATAAACCGGTTCAGCCATTAGCGCAGATAGGGCAACTCGGTAGCTAGAGAGAACAAACTCAGCGTGTAGCGCGGCGCATGGATTGCTTGATGCTGTCTGTTTTTCCAACAACTCAATCTCAAACTGAAGCATTTTTATATGGTCTTGTTTATTCATCACACCGCCCCTATCGCTTTCTGAACCACCTTATAACCCCGTTTCCGGGGCTGTTTAATCGGCGTTATTGTCACTGGTGCTACCTTCGGTCTGGCTGGTGGTGCTTCATTTATCCCATTCCGCATGCGGTACTTTTCACGCATTTTCCAGTTAAGCCATTTCGTCCAGTCGCGACCATCATCTATCCGAACCGTGGCCCGTACTTGGGTGTCGTTGATATCAGCCTGTTTACCCATTGGTACCCACCTTGCTGTATCCGGCGTCGATAATCGCCCTTGCAACACTGACGGAGTTCGAGTTATCTAGATATACAGCCTCGAAAACAATCAGGTTCAGTTCGCCAGATAGCACGTGGTCATAAGTTGTGGGCCAATACTCGAAAGGGATATCATTTCCGTAATAATCATTCGTAATCAGATCCAAAGTCAGTAGAGCGGCTTCCTCGGCTGATTTCTCTGGCTTACGGTAACCAGCCGCCCATACAGCGCCTGTGATATCGCCGGGGTTACCCCACGCTAATCTGATGATGTACGCCAGTGGTAATATGCTTTGCTGACCAGATTGGCCGATAGCCTTGCTATTAGCGGGAACGGGTGCGACAACCCCCTTATCTTTGCCACCAATTAGCTCAAGTGATTTCTTCATCGCGACACCCCCCGAGCCACAAGTTTATAAGCCCTGAGCACCGCCGCAGAGCGACCGGAAAGCACGGTTTTCATGAAGAATGATCCGGTTCGGTGTGGGCTAACATCTACCAGAAGCAACACCTTATCAACCACACGGTTATGTTTACGGAATTCAAATATCGTGCTGGTGATCGTGATGCTGGCCACCGCGCCGCTGTCTTGATAATCGAATTTCATGCCAACACCTCCCGCAACCAAATGACCCAGCCAAGCCAAGCATAGAAGCCAGAAGTAAGCCCAACGCCGACAAGGGTAGAAAAGAACAGCGTCCACATAATCTCAAATACCTTCTTCATTCAGCACCCCCTGGCAGAGTTCAAAGGCGTTTGAATGTAGCGGCATAATTACCAGAAATGGGTTTCCGTACAGGTGATTAGTGGCTGGGTCGAGCAGTAACTGGCACGGTGCTTCTTTCCCGTAAGGCTTGAATTTCACCGGGCCAAAACCATGACGAAACATCAGGTAAGGCAATGCCAGTAGTCGGGCATTGAACATGGGAAATTCTTCGCATGGTTCCAGTTCAGCGGGTAATAGCTTGCTAAAATCGGGGTATTTGCAATCGAGTAGTTCCAGCATGTTTGAACAAATTGGCTTCTCGTTTTCATCGTAATGGACTGCATACCAGTTGCTGCCGTCAGCAACAATCGCGGTTAATTCGGCATCGGCGGCTTCGTCAGGAATGTCACCATCAAAGACAAACACGCCATCAATATCATTACCGACCTCACAGCCATGCTCCATCATCACCAGCGCACGGCCATCAGTAGCCTTGATATGGGTTGGGGTGATGTACACCCCTTTCAGGTATTCGCGGGTTTCGCTCTCTCCAGCGACACAGAGCAGAGCGGCGCGAAGAATATCGGTTGGAATAAACATTATTTTGTCTCCCCTGTGTGGTTTTCGGATTTCAGACGTAAAGTGAAGCCGCCGAACTCTGGATGCTGCCAGCGCTTAAGTTTGCCGGTGGGTGGTGTGGACTCATCAAGCAAGGTTTGAGCTGCCGACATAAACGAATCACGGTGAATCAGTAAATGGCCTCGCTCACCATTGGTCAGGCGGGTAGGTAGCTTCGAGAACGTAGTCAATCGGCGGCAGGCATCATCTGATAACCCACAAGCCCACGACAGATCAGACACAAGGGCATATTCAGATTGTCCGCTATCTGGCGTGTGGTGGCTGACCTGCAAGGCTTCTGGTGCTGGTGGCGCGATAGCTACAACTGGTTCAACTACGGGTTGGTACTTCTGAATGCCAACAATATCAATTACCGCTTTCATGGTTGCCGATGCGGTTGCCTCAGCTACAACACGCGCCAGAGAAAGAATGTCATTATTCATGTGGGTTTCCTGTGGTGCTGGCGGTGAGAGGAGAGGCTGGGATTCGCCCGTTTCAAGTGCGTGCCAACGATCAATGATTGCAGCGCGACGTTTAACGTCGTAACCAGAAACCAAAATTTCCGAATGTCGGCGATCGAGGAGGAACTCAGAGACAAAGCCACGATTATCGATGCAGGCAATAACGCCAGAAACCAACGTAACCTGTTGATTTTTATAATTACGCAAATTTGCGTTATCTTTGCTGATACCATAAAGAGATTCCAGCATCACCCACACGTCGCGGATCACGTCTGCTGGGCGTTTTTCAGTCATCTTTGCAATTTCTTTGGTACCCATCATTGGCGCACCATTGACTACTAGTTCAGTTTTATTCGTCATTTCACTTCACCTCTTTGATGTTGATGCCAATGTGTTTTGCGTACCGGCGCATGCTTCGGTTTAATGGCATTTCAACTACGCCGTCGTCTGTTCGGTATTTCGCTACTGATTCCTGCACGTTGACGTATTCCCTTGCTGGCGCTCGGTCTAGTCGGTGTCCTTGCGCCAAGGTCACACCACAAAGGCCCTGACGAGTTTTGCTATTGCGTTTTTTAGTCATACTTCTGGTTTTCCTTTGTATTTCGCCTGGTCAGAGCAACGCTGCGCATTGCTGGCACATATTCCCTGAACCTCTATTGATGGGGCGTGAGGTAATGCGTCACGCCAAGCACATGCAGCACGGCGATATAGCCCTTTAGCTTCAAGCTCGGTTGCTTGTTCGGCTCTTTGGGCGTAATTGCTCATTTCACTTCCCGTGTGTCGCTGGTGGCTGGTTCGTCAGATGCTGTAACAAACCCATCAATTAACCGATCAACAAGGGCGTGACCGCTTTGGGTAAGTCCACCAAACTTTTTGACGCAATCCTTATAGGTTTCAACAATCGACTCACGAGCCTTGGCCTTTCCTAATGATTCAATAATTACCAGCTCAAACATTTCTAATGCGCGTGTTAATACCTCAGCCGTTAATTCAATGGAGATAATCTCCCCGCTGGCTGATTCTTTAATTACGCAGGTGCTGCCTGTTTTCCGCTGCAATGAATCCAGTTTTGCAGCCACTATGCGATTACGATATCTTCCGATTAATTCAAGATTGCTCATATTTGGGTTGCCTCATTTACGGCCTTTAGGTATGGGGAGTCCTAACCCGAAGGCCATAGTTAATATTTTGTTTAGTTAGTAATTAAGACTTACAATCTCTTTCTTTAATTCGGCAACCTTATCTATTGCCTTTTTATATTTATCGATAAGAGAGTCAGTTTGCTTTTTCTTTTTGGCTTCCTGTCTTAATATTTCGCGTCGCTTGGCTAACAGGCGGCGAATACGGCGCATACAGCGCGAGTGGGCAATAATATAATCTATAGTGTGTTCACCGCGATTATGTGCAATCCTGCCATCTTCAAGTGTTGTGTAGGTTTCGCCTACGCGAGACTTAACACCCGCCCGTTTAAATACTTTTTCAGTCATAAAGTGAGCTAGACGATTAATTGCAGTTTCACGGCTAAAGCATTTCTTACGGCGACCGTGACGCATAACAAAATAAACAGGTTCCGGCCTTAATTGGAATGCAACCTCGACACCACCATCATCAATTAAATCAAATTCCCACTCTTCGAATCTGGATGGGTCAACTTTTTCAATTTTCATTATTTTCATCCATTAATTTTTTAGCATTTCTGGATGATTGTGTTGTCATTATTACCAACTCTTCTGTAAGGCTCCATAGCCTCGCTGCAACATCTTCATCAACCTTTCGAATTGCGTCATCAATGAGCGTTGTATATAAATATCTTAATTGCTTTGCATAACGATCAGCATTACTAGCCGTGTAGGCAAGGTATTCTATTTGCCCTTTCGGAGGGAAAATACCAAAATTTAATGGTGTAAAATTATCAGGTTCTTTGTACAAGATATCTTTCTTGTCTTGTATGTATACACCTTCGGAAGAGCCACCGGAGACAGAGATGATACCTGGTGTGATTTGGTTTGATGTCGATAAATTACGCATAGATTCCAGCTCCTTTATTCATTTGTAAATAGCGCGTCTGAGTCTTAATAACACAGCCGGTTTCTTTGCAAGCATGCGTGATAGTATAATTACCCAATACATCACCGACGCTAGGGAACGGTTCTTCAATATATATCCCGTAAGCCTCTCTCAACTTCCAATTGGCTAATAACCAACCGTATTCAGTTTTATAGTCACTTGCCAATTTTTGGGCTACATGCCGAGCGTCTTTATCAACTAGAATAACTTTCTCAGATGATGGGTTTGTAGTTGCATTTTTAATTATGATACTATTTGACTTAACCATATAACTAACCTCTCAGGTATGTGTATTTGGCTAGGCTCATGTATTCGATTGGCGTCAGTACATGAGTCGTTAAACTAAGCATTCAAGTTTCTTTCTTTATAATTAGAATAACCAATAATTGAATTTTTAAACTTTTCGCATTCATCAATTATTTTTCGAGCTTGTTCATTTGCTGATTCGTAACTGTTAAAAAAATCCACAAGAACAAAGTAATTTTCAATCCGTTCATAAATGGCGTATTCAACTTCACCAACAAAACAAGTTTGAAGTTGGTAAGTTGATTTAGGGTTAAAATGTTTAGCATCAAACAAATACGACCAGTGGGATTTACTCTCACGTAATTTTTTATGAATATCCTGATGGTTAACCTCTGAGTGTTTCATCTTATCCTCAACGCAATTATGTGTGGCGGTGAGGTAATAATACTAAAAGTTTTAATATCTGCAATACTAAAAGTATATAAAATATTATCATAAGTATTAACTTTTTGAATTTTAATGGTATTTATTTTTATTTTGGCGATAAAAAAGGCCCGAGGTTAACCGTGGGCCTTTTGTTGGGGGTGTGGGTAGGTGGTTTTTAAGAGAACATAATTTTAGCTTCTACCACAACGCCAATGATTTTACAGTTTCCATTAATGGGGATTAATGGGTACTGAGGGTTTAGGGGCTTAAGGTAGGATGATCCTCCGTCTGTCACTAATTTTTTGAATGTGGCTTCGTTGGCATCAGTTAATTTAGCGATAACAAGGCTGCCATTTTTTGCTTCTCGCCCAGTATCTACCAGAACAATCATTCCCTCTGGAATGCTGACACCTACAGGGGATGTCATTGAGTCACCTTGGACTCTCAACCAAAAGCCATCACCTTCAATGTGAGCTGAAGTATCATACCACTCATCGATATCTTTCAGGGTATAGGGTTCTATAGCCTCACACCATGAGCCTGCACTGACCCAGCTAATTAATGGATAACTCCCCTTGGGAGTATTTTGCTCTACAAATGACACGTTGGAGACTTGTGATAAGCGGGATGCCTCTTTTGCAAGAGATGGACTAAATTCTGATATAGGAACCTGTAGAAAACTTGCAAAAACAGCGGCAACATTTAGGTTGAGAGGGTTTCGCCCATTCAGATAATGACCTACAGCCCCCTGAGAAATATCAAGTTCGTTGGCAATTACCTGCTGAGTAATCCCTAAAGATTTTTTCTTTGACTCATACAAAGCCTTCAGACGCATCGCATCTTCCAACTGTTCTGTCGTCAGGACTCTTTTGTTTTCCATATCTTATTTTAATACCTTTAGTTTGATAATGTCTCCTACTTGTAGTAGTATTTATATTAATACTTTTAGTATTATAAATGCAACAGATAGGACATTTATGACTAATATGACGTTGAGAGAGTATGTGGATATGCATGGGCAAGTCCGTACTGGGAAGGCTCTTGGCTTAACCCAGATGGCAATCAGCAAGGCGCTTATATCTGGGCGAAACATCAAGGTTTCTGTTCAGGAAGGAGGAGCTCTTGAGGCATTCGAGACAAAACCCTTCCCGAGTAAGAAAAAAGTAACCAAGCGGAATTAACCCATGACTCCCGATGCATTTACCCAAGTAATCATGCCAACGGTGTTTTGCCCCGAGGATGGGAAGTGGATTCAGGAGCAGTTACAGCAATTGGCACCCTCGTTGCGCAGAAAGGTTGTCGTTAAGTATGCAGAGGCTTATCAGGTCGCGTTTTACACGGAGTCTGTTTCATACCGTCAAGAGAACAAAGCAAGGCATGAAGCTAATACGCGATTGAGATTGTTTGTGAACAGCCACGGAAAAGCACTACAGGGTTACACGGTCAGTCCGCCGTTGGTAGCACAACGGTAAACAACCTGCGGATAACCAGACTTAAAGGTGTTTGGTTGCATTACAGCATCAAGGTGCTGGCAGGTTACTAAATCTACATATCAAGATGCGTAATTTTTAGGTGGCTAGATGTGCGGATATCTAAGCGCTTAAGTGTCTGGATGTATAGATGCTCACCTCAAAAAATGAGGGGGGTAAGGGGGGAGTTGGGTTTAAGTGCGAAGCACTGGAACAGGCTTTTCCAACAGACAACTCCATAGGTTAGGTAGATCTCGATCTAAGGGGTAGCCCTTAAAAATGCGATGTACCACCAATCTAGTACGTTAAGTAATTATGAGGAGACTCTATGAGCAAAGAACTGAAACAGAAATTAATCGCCCTTCTGGAAGAGCAATTCATTCGGTCTGACGACAAGGTCACTTTTGACTACGTCATGCAAAGGAAAATCAAATCTCAAGGTTATTACCTGCAACGCAACTTTGCTATCAGCGTGGCCAGTGGTCGCAAAGGGTTTATTGATTGCCTAGTTACATCGCCTGACGGGCAGCAATGCGCCATTGAAATTGACAAAAAATCTCCTCGTTGTCGCTCACTGATGAAGTTGAACGTATTACCTGACGGTATGTCTGGTTTCGTCCTGCTCATGGATGGTAGGCACCCACTGCGTTATATCGCTGATGGCGTCGAGGTTATCCGAGCCACCAGATTCAAGTAAACGCTTTGTACTAGCTAGATGATATGGGGTCACACAATGCTGAACATCACACCGAACTTTGCACAGGAACGCGCCCTGAACATGCTGCGCAGTGACTGGAAGTCATTCGGCTCTTTCATGGTCTATGCACCGACAGGCAGCGGCAAAACCGGCTTAGCGGCATTTATCGCTGATGGGTTTGTTAGTCGCGGTATGCGTGTGCTCTTCATTGCCCCGTACACAATTTTAATTAACCAGACTGCGCAGCGCTTTATCGAATACGGACTCCCTGAAGATGAGATTAGTTTCATCTGGCAGAAACATCCGAGCTATGACCCAGCGTTAAAAATTCAGATTGCCAGTGCCGCCACGCTGATCCGCCGTCAGTTCCCGGACAATATTGATCTGCTGATCGTTGACGAGGCTCACCTCCGGCAGAAACAAATTCTGATTGAGATTGAGCGCCTGACACGTGAAACACAGGTGAAAGTGATTGGTTTATCCGGTACGCCTTTCTCACCGTTCTTGGGTAATTACTACCAGCAACTGGTTAAGCCGACCACCATCGGGGAGTTAATCCAGCGTGGCGACCTGAGCGGTTACGAGTTCTATGCGCCGAGCAAGCCAGACCTGAAAGGCGTGAAAACAACCAACACCATTGATTGCGGACGAGACTACAACGAAAACCAACTCGCAGAAATCATGTGTGGTGCTGACCTTGTTGGCGACATCGTTGATAACTGGCTACAGAACGGGCGGGACCTGCCCACGGTGGCATTCTGCGTAAATGTAGATCACGCCAATTACGTCACCATACAATTCAATAAGGTGGGGATTAACGCTGAGGTGATGGTAGCTGAAACCCCGCATGAAGAGCGTCAACTCATTATTCATCGCTTCGAAATGGGCGCCACAAAAATTATCGTCAGTGTGGGCGTGTTGGTAGCTGGTTTTGATAGTGATGTTCGCTGCGTTATCTACGCCCGACCCACAAAAAGCGAAATCCGTTGGTTGCAGGCGCTTGGGCGTGGCTTGCGTACTGCGCCGGGTAAAGAGTCTTGCCTTGTTTTCGATCACAGTGGCACTGTTCACCGCTTGGGCTTCCCTGACTCCATCGAGTACAACGAACTGCCCTCCAAAAGCGACGGAATGAAAGACAGCGCCAGTCGTGAGACTGAGGAACGCACTGAAAAACTCCCCAAAGAATGCACCGAGTGTCATTTCATGAAGCCTGCGGGTGTATATGTCTGCCCGAAATGTGGATTTAAGCCACTGGCAGGGCAGGACGTGGAGACCGACACCCAGCGCGGACTGAAAAAGTTAGGTAAGGGTAAGCGGGGGTTCACCCAATCTGACAAGCAAGCGTGGTGGAGTCAGATCAAGTTCTATCAGCGTCAGCGTACATCAATGGGTAAGCCTGTCAGCGATGGCTGGTGCTCACACACCTTCCACGACAAGTTTAGCGAATGGCCTAATGGCTTGAGTGATTTCCCGATGGAGATAACCCCCGAGGTCAGCAACTTCATTAAACATAAGCGCATCGCTTTTGCTAAAGGCAGAGAGAAATCTCAGCCACCCCCTCAACAGCGTCATGACGTCAATGCCGACACCACCATGTCGTTGATTAATGCCAAAAATCAGCTTGAAGATATACGTCAAAGTTTAAGGAAAGCAGTATGAAAACAACAGAAGCGTCAAGAGGCCGGTGGGCTGAAATTTTTGAGTATTTTGGCTTACCACCCATCACAGGCAAAAACCATTTTAAGGGAGAGTGTCCGGTATGCGGTGCTCGTGGCAAGTTCCGCATTGATGACCGCGACGGGGTGGGAACATGGATTTGTATCTGTGACAGTGGCGACGGTATGAAGCTGCTTAATCTGACGCAGGGTAAATCATTTTCAGCACTGTGTGCCGAAGTGGATCAGTTGATTGGCAATAACTACCGTCATGTCAGCATCCCCGTCACCAGTTCAGCAGCGAAACAGCGGCAGCGAGTCATTAGTAAGTTTTCAAAGCTGGTGGGCTTACGTGGCACGACGGGGGCAGATTATTTGCGTCAGCGTGGTATTAGCCGTCTTCCGGTTGAAGCTGTCAGGTTTTGCGATAAACAGCGACATGCAGGGCGGGTATATCAGGCGCTTTATTCTTTGGCTACAGATGATAAGGGTGAACTCTGTTACCTACATCAGACCCTGCTTGATGGAGATAAAAAAGCCAATATCGGTGATAGCGCCAAGCGACTTAAGTCACTTCAGGAACAGAACTACCTCGATCACACCCGCTCAGTAGCGATACGTATGTTTCCAGTCGCTTCCACATTGGGGATTGCAGAAGGGATAGAAACAGCTCTGTCCTGCTATCAAGTTTACGGGGTCAATACATGGTCAGTCATGAATGCTGGATTCATGGAGAAATTCAGGGTGCCGGCAGGCGTCAAACACCTCATTATTTTTGCTGATATGGATAAACATTCAGCCACCGGACAGGCAGCGGCCTTTAATTGCGCCACCGCCAATCTCAGAGCAAAAAATGACCTGATATCTGTTAGCGTACGCTGGCCCGATAATGATGATTTCAATGACATGTTAATGAATGGTGATCAAGTTCGTGAGCAGATCTACACAAAGAGGGCGGCATAGTGAAACTAGAATCAGCAATGAAACAGTTCAGCGCCAAGAGCCAGATGATTACCGATTCTTCCCGCGCGACCTCTTCCGATTCGCTTAAGGGACCGGATTTAGCCGCTGCAATGGGAATGGTTGAGGCTCGTGCCAGTTTCGGCATGGCTGCATATCTTGGCAAGGTGGGTATCAGCAAAGAGGATAAGGTAAGAACCGTTGAGCAGCTTACACAGTTCGCCATGAAGAACGCCCCGAAACATGTCGGTAAAGCATCAGGCCGCCGAATGGCTCAATGCATGGTTATTCTGGCTAAATTTGCCTATGAGGAATACAGCAGTTCAGCAGCGACCACTACTACATGTAAACACTGTAAGGGGAGGAGGCTGATTTACAGCATTCAAAAAGTGACTAAACACCCCGGATGCGGTGAGAAAACAGAGGCATGGATAGAAGAAGAACTGGTGGGCGAATTGTGCAATCCCTGTAACGGAAAGGGCAAAATCTCCCATCGTTGCCGCTGCAATGGAACGGGTAAGGTGCGTGACCTTAAAAAATCCAAGCGGCTTGGCGTGCCAGTTGAAAAAGAGTGTGAACGTTGTTCAGGAATTGGATACAAACGGACACCCTCAACAACAGCATACAGAGCGATTACAGCGTTGCTTCCTGAACTAACCCAATCGTCTTGGTCACGTAACTGGAAGCCGTTCTATGAGTCGCTGGTGGCTAAATGCGACATTGAAGAGAGTTATGCAGAAGATGAGTTCCAGCGGATTACACGATAACGACATGATTGTGACTAATGGCGACAAGTTTTTAATATATCGCTTGCATTTTGCATAAAGTTGGCGTAATTTCTCTAAATCATGGGCGTTTCTGTAGATGAGCGCCAAGGAAAATTATCAAGACCTCGCTTCGGCGGGGTTTTTTGTTTCAGTCTTCACTGCTAATTGGGTATACTAATTGCGAGGTATGCTCAGGTTGATACGCACTATCGACTTTCCAAAAGAAACTGAGCATATTTCACTTGTACGCAGTGACGGCCGGGAAAGACCGGCAACCCCCTAAAAATTATTAATCTTGGTATCAATTTGTATTGGAGCATTTCCACAAGACATATATATACTCCTAGTAATGATGGTAGATACTAGGAGATGAAGCATGTCAGACGTTACATCACATATAACGCTTGAAATATTGGCGCTAAAAAAGATAGTTTCAGCGTTTTATTGCACGCTAGGTCCTTCAGAACGAGCGAGACTTGATGTCATGCTAATGGACAAAAGCTCTCTAGATGGGGAGATTAAGTCGCCGTCATTGCAGCTAGAAATTCAAGATAAAATTAATAAAATCCTGCTGTAGAGTGACTTAGTTGTGATGTCACTGTCGAGATAGTTCGATTAATTATAAAGCCCTGGTATTTACTGGGGCTTTTTGCATTTTAGAGGTATGCGGTCAGCACATTGGTAGGTGTTGACGCCGGAACCGTAACCGGCTTCAAAGAGTCCTCGCCATCGTGCGGTTTTTTGTTTATGTATCTACCTCTAATTGGGTATACTGATTTTGAAGTATGCTCAGGCTGACATCCAGGGTCATCTGTCCAAAAGAAGCTGAGCATATTTCATCTACAATGAAAACTGACAGCCGGGAAAGACCGGCAACTATTCAAGCCCTTGAGTTAATTGCTCACGGATTTATGGTTTTGTGAGTCATGCCCACTGTAAAGGTAGTTATGTTTAAGGTTTGTTTATAATTGCAATGTAAATTATTCAGTGCTGTGATAGCTACCTTGGTGCAAGGATTGCATTATCATTGATACGGTTGCAGGGTTAACTATCACAGCCCCGAATTTTAAAGCCTCGGTTAATCGCCGGGGCTTTTTGCATTCTACATTCGCATGGGTACTGGATTGGTTAATCCAATCGTTGTGAAACAGTATCCAGCCGAATGTGGTGAATGCGCATGCTAAAGCGCCGCAATACTGGAGATGAAGTGACCGTGCAGGCTGGCAAAACTCCAGCAGACGGCCTGCAAGGGAGAGTGTAAAACCATTCCCTGATACACGGAGTAGCGCAGTGAGAGTCTGACATATCCGAGATTAGCGCCGGACACCACATACCAACTTTTAAGGCTCACTTCGGTGGGCCTTTCTCGTTTTAGCCCATCAGTCACCCAATCAACTCCACACACATTACTCCGCATGAGTGGCTGCACTGGTGGGCTAAATTCCTTAACTACGCGCCCAACCCGCAGAACGGGAGGGGGAGATATGAAGATGAACGATACTGGTCAAGTGCCTTATTGGTGGACAGCTTCACTTGCTTTGTTTTCCGCTCTCAGTTTGCAGGAATACATTTTTATTATCGGCGCTTTGGTTAGTGCGTGGTTCACCATCAAAACGTATTACGCCAATCGAAGAGAAAAGGCGGCTCAAATTAAAGAGCAGCAAGAGCGTACGCAGATATTAAAAGACTATTTGCACGGCAAACCTATTGATAGCCATCCGGCTGCAATTCAAGTGGTAAATGAAGTTTTGCAGCAAATGGAGAGTGAGTGATGACGACATTAAAGCGTGTTGCCATCGGTACCGCCTGCGCAGTGTCAGCCATTATTGCTATCGTCGTATCTAACGGAACGGTGAGAACAAGCGAGAAAGGATTAGAGCTTATTGGTAATGCTGAATCATGCCGCCGTGACCCATACGTATGTCCGGCTGGAGTGTTGACCGATGGCATTGGCAATACTCACGGCGTCAAGGCTGGGGTGATTAAGACTGACGCTCAAATAGCCGCTGATTGGGAAAAGAATATTCTTGATGCTGAACGTTGCGTAAACAAATTTGGCAATGGAAAGGAGCTGAATCAAGGCCAGTTTGATGCTGTTACGTCGATCACATTTAACGCTGGTTGTGCGCAGATGCAGAAATCTACGATGTATCGAATGTTGCGCGATAGCAAATTCACCGAAGCCTGCTATCAATTCCCCCGATGGACTTACGGTGGTGGAAAACAACTCCCCGGACTGGTTACTCGTCGTGGAAAAGAAAAGTCTCTCTGCCTGACAGGTGATTTCAAATGAGTGCTATCTGCTTTATCGCCGCTGCTGTGTTGGTATTTTATGGCATTCCGCAATGGTGGTGGTTTTTTGTGGTCGGGATACTCACATCATGAATAAGGTAACGGCAATACTGATCGCAGTGCTGGTAATCGCTGCTATTTGCATCGCTGGTGGACATAAGTGGGGCAGCGATAGTAAAGATTCGGAATGGTCACTTGAATGGGCTAGGCGTGATAAGTCAGACCTAGAAGCAGAAAAAGCCGCTAAAAAGAGTGCTGACGAGAAAGAGGCTCAACTTCAAGCCGCGCAATCAGCCGGATTAAAAGCATATCAACAAGGGGTAGCAGATGCTGAGAACAAAGCAAAAGGCACTATTGCTGCTTATCGCGCTGGCAATATCAGGCTGCAAAAGCGCTTCGAGTGTCTCTCCGCTTCAGTTGGGGATATGTCCGTTACTCCCGCCAGTGGACAGCTCACTGATGCAGCCAGAGACTGCGGATTTTCAGACGCAGATGTCGGATTTCTTATTTCAATCGCTGAACGAGCCGACAAGTTAGTTGAGAAGGTCACCGCATTGCAGAAGGTTATCACTGACGACCGGTTAATCATTAACTCAGATAGAACGGGGCAATAAGATGAATGATCTGGTAAATGCTTTGTTCGCACTCATCTCGTTATTAGCTCTCATTGTTATCTTTCCCATTATTGCAGCTGCTCTTGTTTGTTCTGGACGGAATGGCTCAAACCGTAACGGGCCACCGCCAGCAAACTATAAGCGCCCTAAAGCGCCACCACCACCGCCACTTCGGTAGGTTTTTTGTATCCATCAAAAGGAAATCAAATGTTTAAGTATGAATTGACCCAACTGGTAAATATCGCGATTAGTGATGAGTTTGGCGAGGTGAAAGGCCGCGCAGAATACGCAACACATGAGAACTCTTATTTTGTGCATTACAAGGCTGGCGATGGTCGGGCCATGAGCGCATGGTTCGATGAGAGTGATTTGACTGCTGTTGAAGATGAGCGTCACCCAGGCTGCGCTGTATACGCTGGGCGTGAATTGCCAGAAGGTGCAACAGTCGAAGAGTAAAAGCATTACAGATGGTATTCATTGAGTGCCATCGATAATGTCTGTAGTAATATGGTTTCGTTATTACTTCATTGACCAGAGGTTGTTATATGCAAGACATAATGCTTTTTGGTGAGGGGTGGAATGGGGAAGTGCGCAGTATTGAGCAGGGATTGCGCAAACTACATTTAATTCCACAAATAGCAGATCCGCATTTACGTGAAGCTATCTTTGTGGTTGCTGAACACTATTCTGATAATGGTGAAATGTATCTTGTTGGTTATATTGGCAATGAACCATTAATGGAAGATGTTGAAGAAGCAATTATGAGACAAAAACCAAAACCAATTTAAGCCCAAACATCTTGGTCAATCACTTAGCTAATTACAAGCCACTGGCCTTATAAGCCGGTGGTTTTTCTTTTGGAGTAAACCATGACACAGGACCAGCAAACTCTATTGATGTTCAAAGGGTTGATTGCTTCACAGCCAGAGGAATTTCAGTCCAAAGTGAATGAAGCTGCAAAGAAGCTGCGTGAGGTTCTAGCTGATTACCCTGAAGGTGAGGAAGCAGTCGCTTTCGGTCTGATTGGTGCGGAGTTACAGATAGGTGAGGCCGGAATAATCACAAAGTGAAATCATTTCATCTCAAATGCTAATGAATCTCAAAAGGTACTCCCAGAGGGGGTCCCTACCACGGGGAGTGGGACTCGCGGAAAACGGCTAGTTTTTCAATTTTCATGGTGACAGCAGCAGGTGTCGCATCTTCTTGAAAATTAGAATAAAAATCAACTTTCAGGTGACAAAACTAAAAGCGCACTGTCATCTGACCAGATTGTAATTATTTGAATTTATTTAATAAATACCAGTTTCACCTGACAGGATGAGGTGTCAATGTCCAATATCAGCAATCTGGGGGACGCTTATAACTGGAGCGTAGCGAAGATTGCTGAGGCTTTTGGGCTAAATCGCGGAACGGTGAGAAAGCGCCTGCTCGATGCCAATACGCCAATCGCTGACACAGTGAGAGGCAACCCCGTTTATGCACTGAAAGATGTCGGCCCCATTTTGTTTGGGGAGATTGAGCCTGTCGATCCTGATGGTTTTCAAAATCCACAGAGAATGGGTCCTAAAGATCGTAAAGATTGGTATCAGTCTGAAAATGAGCGAGTGAAGTTGGAAGCCAGCTTGCGTCAACTTATCCCTGTTAGTGAAGTTCATACCGAGATGGCCTTGTTGGTGAAGTCGGTCGCTCAACTGTTGGATACTTGGCCGGATGTGCTTGAACGTAAAAAGAGTTGGTCGCCTGAACTGGTGAATGAGGCGCAATCGCTGGCTGATGAGTTGAGGGACTTAATGGCCTCATCGGTTTCACTGGCAGAAACTGAGGATGAGCATTAATGAGTTATGCATCAGCGGCAGCTATACGGCGTGATGTTTCAGCCCTGCTAAAAGCCCCTCGGCGCATTCCAATTGCCGAGGCAGTACAAAAGTATATGCGTGTTCCCAAAGGCGGGGGTAATTCAGTGCCGTGGGATGCCTCCATGACACCTTATATTATTGAGCCTATGAACTGCCTAGCTTCACGTGAGTATGACGCAGTTATTTTTGTCGGCCCTGCCCGAACGGGTAAAACTATTGGGCTAATTGATGGTTGGTGTGTCTATTCTATTGTCTGCGATCCCGCTGATTTTCTGTTGGTGCAAATGACAGAGGAAAAGGCGCGAGAACACTCAAAGAAACGCCTCTCCAGAACCTTTAGGGTTAGCCCGGAAGTTGCAAAACGTCTCAGTAAAAACCCTAATGATAATAACGTCCACGATATTATTTTTCGTGCAGGTAATTATCTGAAGATAGGCTGGCCCTCAATCAATATCCTTTCATCGTCCGATTACCGATTTGTTGCGCTGACTGATTATGACCGCTGGGTAGAAGATATTGGCGGGGAAGGCGATGGTTTTACACTGGCCTCAAAGCGTACCACCACATTTATGAGTTCCGGTATGACGCTGGTGGAAAGTTCACCAGGCAGGGATGTTCGCGATACTAAATGGCGGCGAACATCTCCCCATGAAGCCCCCCCAGCCACTGGCATTCTTTCGTTGTATAACCGTGGAGACAGACGGCGCTGGTACTGGCCATGCCCGCATTGTGGCGAATATTTTCAGCCTTGCATGCAAGCGATGAGTGGGTATCGTGATGTGCCAGACCCTATACAGGCCAGCCGAGATGCACATTTGGTTTGCCCATCTTGTCAGGGCGTCATCACCTCAGACTTAAAAGATGAGTTAAACAAAAAGGGTATTTGGCTGCGAGAGGGAGAGCACTCTGATCCTAATGGGGATATTACCGGCACTCCACGACAATCGCGTATTGCTTCATTTTGGATGGAAGGCCCCGCTGCTGGTTATCAGACCTGGGCGCAAATGATATTCAGGCTTCTGACTGCTGAGCAAGAATTTGAAGCTACTGGCAGCGAAGAAACCTTGAAAGCTGTCACGAATACGGACTGTGGTATTCCCTACTTACCCCGCTCCAGCGTAGAGCAGCGACAATCTGAAACTCTGATGATTCGGGCAGAGGACGTGACTAAGCGTACCGTGCCGGAAGGTGTGCATTTCCTCGTTGCCACTATTGATGTGCAGGGCGGTAAAAATCGACGTTTCGTTGTTCAGGTTGTTGGTTATGGCACCCATGGCGAACGCTGGATAGTTGACCGATACAACATTAAGCAATCAATGCGTGTCGGCCCGAACGGTGAAAGTCTGCCGATTGATCCCGCTGGTTATCTCGAGGATTGGGACCTGTTACGTTCCGACGTGTTGGATAAGGAATGGCCGCTACATAGCAACCCTAGCGTCTCATTGCCTGTACTGGCAATGGCGGTTGACTCAGGCGGTGAAGATGGCGTCACCGGCAACGCTTACGAGTTTTGGCGGCAATGTCGTCGCGATGGTGTCCACAAACGTGTTTTTCTTTTCAAAGGGGACAGTACGACGCGAAGCAAACTGATCACCAAAACGCTCCCTGACAATACCGATCGCCCCAATCGGCGAGCTGAGGCGGGGGGAGTTGTGCCGCTTTATCTGTTGCAGACCAATCAATTAAAAGACCGGATCAGCAACGCGCTTCAGCGCGAAACACCGGGGGCTAACTACGTGCATTTTCCGGCGTGGCTGGGGGAGTGGTTCTATGACGAGTTGACTTACGAGGAACGCGGTAGTGACGGTAAATGGACGAAGCCGGGCAAGGGCGCAAATGAGGCATTTGACTTAATGGTCTATGCCCATGCGTTAGTGATACTGAAGGGGTACGAGAAAATCAACTGGGAAAAACCGCCGCCTTGGGCGCGGCCTATTGATACCCATTCCTCGTTATCGCCCGTTCAAAAACCGACCTCCACAACATCTCGAACTAAGACACCAAAACCTAAAAAATCACTTGCCCCGCAAGAGGAAAAAACCTCTGCATGGGTATCATCAACTTCAGGAGGCTGGGTGTGAATCAGGCAGAAATTGAAAACATGATCCAGCGTTATGTTGCCGCTGAAATAGCTGTGCTGGAAGGGAAATCCATCACTTTTAACGGTCAGTCAATGTCGATGGAAAATCTGAGTGAGATACGAAAGGGGCTAGCGGCATACCGACGAGAACTCCGGCTGCTGATTGCGGCGCGGCGCGGGCGTCCTATGTATAAAGTGGCGAGGTTTCCATAATGAGCATTATTGATGATGCGATTGGTTTGTTTTCCCCGAGCTGGAAAGCGGCCCGTTTAAAATCTCGGGTGGCGATCCGTGCTTATGAAGCGGTATTACCGACACGCACACATCGCGCCAGACGTGAAAATCGTAATGCTAACCAACTTAGTCAAGTGGCTGGTCGCTCTTTGAGGGAGCAGGCCCGATATTTGGACAACAACCATGATCTTGTGATCGGGCTGCTGGATAAACTGGAGGAGCGCATCATTGGGGCTAAGGGTATTATTGTCGATCCTCAGCCCATCCTCCTCACTGGGTTAATCGCGGATGATTTAGCGAAGCAAATCAGGTCCGCATGGGCCGAGTGGTCCGTTTCACCGGATGTGACCGGTCAATTTACTCGCCCCGTACTTGAACGCCTAATGGCTCGAACGTGGTTACGTGATGGTGAAGTATTTGGACAACTCGTGAGTGGAACGGCTCAAGGCTTGACCGCCACGGCCGGTATTCCTTTCTGGATTGAAGCGTTAGAGCCTGATTTTGTTCCGTTGGAATCCAATGCCCCCGAAAAAAATATTTGTCAGGGCATTTACCTCAATGGCTGGGGGCGACCCACAAAATATATCGTCTACAAATCCCTTTCCACGACAGGTATTGCGCTGGGCAATACAAAAGAAATTCTGTCCGAGGACATGGTGCATCTGAAGTTTATGCGTCGTCTGCATCAAGTTCGGGGTAACAGCTTATTGTCCGGCATTCTGATCCGGTTGAGTGCGCTCAAAGAGTATGAAGATTCTGAACTCACCGCCGCCCGTATCGCAGCGGCATTAGGCATGTATATCAAGAAAGGGGATGGACAGAGTTTTGATGACGCGAATGCCGATGATAAGCGAGAGCTAGATATTGTGCCGGGCATGCTATTTGATGATCTTCAGCCCGGTGAAGAAATCGGAATGATTAAGTCAGACCGTCCGAATCCTAACCTTGAAAATTTCCGTAATGGGCAGTTAAGGGCGGTTGCGGCAGGGAGTCGTGGCAGCTATTCCAGTATTTCCCGTAATTATGATGGTACTTACAGCGCCCAACGACAGGAGCTGGTGGAGTCTTTTGAAGGTTATGGGATTTTGCAGGATGCTTTTATTGCTGCCGTCACTCGCCCGATGTATCGCCAATGGCTGAAACAGGCCATCGCTGCTGGCATTATCCATGTCCCGCCCGATATTGACCAAAAGACCTTACTGAATGCGGTTTACAGCGGGCCAGTGATGCCGTGGATTGATCCGTTGAAAGAGGCTAATTCATGGCGAGTCCTGATTCGAGGCGGCGCAGCAACCGAAGCGGATTGGATCAGAGCGAGAGGCGCTAACCCAGGGGATGTAAAACGCCGTCGTAAGGCGGAAATTGACGAAAATACCGAGCTGGACCTGATTTTTGATACTGATCCGGCTAACGATAAAGGAGATGCCCGTGAGCAAGAACAGCAGAAAGAAACTGATTAAGGCACCGCAGGCGTCTGGCGGTGATAAAAGCTGGTTCCGTATGAAAGCCAGTGGGGAAAAAAGCGCGGATATTTATATCTACGAGGAGATCGGTTATTGGGGGGTTACCGCCCGCCAGTTTGCCAGCAGCCTGAAAGCATTGGGTGATATCGACCATATTAACCTGCGCATCCACTCTCCCGGTGGTGATGTGTTTGAGGGGATTGCCATTTACAACCTGCTGAACACTCATCCTGCCAGCAAAACGGTTTATATCGACGGTTTGGCCGCATCTATGGCCTCAGTGATCGCCATGGTCGGTAACCCCGTCATCATGCCGGAAAACGCGATGATGATGATCCATAAGCCTTGGGGCATTACTGGTGGTGATGCTAACGATATGCGCGACTATGCCGATCTGCTCGATAAGGTGGAAGGGGTTCTTATTCCTTCCTATGCCCAAAAGACCGGCAAAACCCCGGATGAACTGGCTGCTATGCTCGGTGAAGAAACCTGGCTAACGGCTCAGGAATGTGTCGAACACGGTTTTGCCGATCAACTACTCCCGTCGATGCAGGCGATGGCCCGCATCAATTCAAAACGTATTGAGGAATTCGAGTCTATGCCAGCTTCTCTGAAGAATATGATTATTAAACCCAAAGCGACCACGACACAACCAGTCGCCCCAACCCAACCGGTAGTCCCTACAGCGTCTTTGGATGACAACGCTATTCGTACTCAGGAGCGTGAGGCCCAAAAACAGCGGATCAACGGCATTAAAGATTTGTTTGCGATGTTCGGTGGCCGCTATCAGGAATTACAATCTGCGTGTGTCGAAGATGTGGATTGCACGTTGGAACAGTCCCGCGAAAAGCTGCTGGCACTGATGGGTAAAGATGCCACGCCATCGAATAAAACCCCAACTGCAGGTCTGCATATCTATGCCGGTAATGGTAATTTCACCAGCGATGGTATTCGCCAAGCGTTAATGTCACGCGCCGGTTTCGAAGATCGTCAAAATGACAACGTTTATAATGGTATGACGCTGCGTGAATATGCTCGGATGTCACTGACTGAGCGGGGGATCGGTGTTGCGTCATACAATCCTATGCAGATGATTGGTATGTCATTCACTCATACGACATCTGATTTCGGTCATATTCTGTTGGATGTGGCGAATAAGTCACTTCTACAGGGCTGGGATGAGGCTGAAGAAACCTTCGAACAATGGACGAAAAAAGGGCAACTATCTGATTTTAAGACTGCTCATCGTGTTGGAATGGGGGGGTTCCCATCGCTGCGTAAGGTGCGGGAAGGCGCTGAGTATAAATATGTCACCACATCAGATCGTGGCGAACAGATTGCACTGGCCACTTACGGTGAGATTTTCTCTGTTACTCGCCAAGCAATTATTAACGACGACTTGAGTCAGCTAACCGATGTTCCGATGAAAATGGGACGAGCCGCTAAAGCGACCATTGGCGATTTGGTTTATGCGATTCTTACAAATAATGGAAAGCTTTCTGATGGAAAAGCCTTATTCAGTAGCGATCACAAAAACCTCTCAACAGGTGCAATTGATGTCACCAATCTGGATAATGCTCGTCAATTAATGCGGACCCAGAAAGAACCCACCACAGAGCGAACGCTTAATATTCGTCCTGCCTTCCTGCTGGTTCCCACTGCGCTGGAGACGGTCGCAAACCAGACAATCAAGTCTGCGAGTGTGAAAGGCGCGGATGTTAATTCTGGGATTAATAACCCAATTCAAAACTTTGCCAGCATCGTGGGTGAACCTCGCTTAGATGATGCCAGCAAAACTCAATGGTATCTGGCCTCAGCAAAAGGCACGGATACTATCGAAGTGGCATACCTTAATGGCGTTGATCAACCCTATATCGATCAGCTAGAAGGTTTTAGCACCGATGGTGTTGCAACAAAAGTCCGTATCGATGCGGGCGTGGCACCACTTGATTATCGTGGTTTGGTGAAATCCTCGGGCGTATAACCCTTTGTGATCGTGTTTCTCTGCAGCCCGTTAGGGCTTTTTTTATACCTAAAATTCAGCCCTTCGGGGCTGTATGGAGATTTTATGGCTACTAATTTTATTCAGGAAGGTAAGACCATCCCAATCACGAATTCGGGTGTGGAGATTATCTCAAGCGGCGATCCGGTAGTGATTGGCGATATTATTGCTGTGGCGCTGGTTGATATTAGCCCTACAGTCACCGGCGACGGCATGGCCGAAGGGGTTTTTCTATTGCCTAAGTTAGCTGCTGATGTCATTCCAGCCGGGAAAAAGGTTTTCCTGAAAGCGGGTAAGGTTCAACTTGCGTCTGCTGACGCAGTTGCGGCGGGTTGTGCCTGGGCTGCTGCTGCCGCTAGCGAGACAGTGATTGCGGTAAAAATCAATGGCTAACGCCTTTGAACGGCTGGTTGTGAGAATGGATCTGGCGACAGTGGAACGGATGGGTAAACCGGTACTCATCAATGAAGTTGAGTATATTGCCGTTGAAAGTCATCTCATCCCCGAAATGGGACCGGTGACGGGGGACGGTATTTCGCTGGTTATCTTCTCATTAGATTATTCCCCACGCCGCAATGATCAGGTGACTTGGGAAGGTCAATCCTACATCGTCACCCGCCATCAGTCTTTTAATGGAAAGCCCCAAATCTGGTTGGAGTAACGGGAGGTACCATGACCGTTCAAGGTTTAGACCAGCTCATCAGTAACCTTTCCGCGCTCAGTAAAACGGCGGTGCCTCGGGCCACCTCGCAAGCGGTGAACCGTGTCGCCGGTCGAGCCATTAGCCGCAGTGCGTCGCAAGTCTCAAAGAGTACACGTGTCCCGTTAAAGTTGGTCCGAGGGCGTACCCGACTGAAAAAAGCCAGTCCGAGCCGCCCCATTGCGACGATCCGTGTTAAGCGGGGAGATTTGCCTGTTATCAATCTTGGCCCTGTGCGCCTGCAGATATCTCGTCGTAACAGTAAAGGTGGTGCAGACAGCGTATTAAAAGTGGGCCGATTCTCTTTTCCGGGGGGATTTGTGCAACAGCTCAGCAATGGGCGATGGCAAGTGATGCGTAGAACGTCAAAGGCGCGTTATCCGATTGAAGTCATCAAAATCCCAATGGCTGCACCACTCACTCAGGCATTTCACAACCAAACGAAATCCCTACTGATGAGTGATATGCCAAAAGAGTTGGCGGCTGCGTTGAGTAATCAATTACGACTGGTGATCAAACGATGAACAGAAATACCGCAATACGTAAAGCCGTACTAGATGCACTGAAAGCATCGATTACCGCGCCAGATGTCACTTTTTTTGACGGCAGGCCGGTATTTCTTGATGTCACAGACCTACCGGCCGTTGCCGTTTATCTGACTGATTCAGAGTCAACGGGGGAGTATATCGACGGCGACCACTGGCGTTCAGTTTTGCATGTGGAGGTTTTTTTAAAAGCAAAAAGCCCCGATTCAGCACTGGATGAGTGGATGGAAAACAACATTTACCCCGTGATGGGGGATATCCCAGCGTTATACGAACAGATAGAAAGTCTTTCCCCGTTAGGCTACGACTATCAACGCGACGATGAAGCGATTACGTGGGGTTCGTCGGATATCACTTACAGGCTGTCGTATTTTAAATAACGCCTTTTCTTATCGTACATACCCGCCGCCGCGCGGGTTTTTTATGTCTGGAGCAAAATATGACCAGTATTTATGAAAAAACACAGGGTACAGTTTTCAGTGTTTCTGCTGAGGCAGCGACTGAAGCAAACCCAGCAGATGCAACTTGGTTATCAGCATCATGCTCAACAAAAGAACTCAGTTTCACCGGGGGGCAGAAAGATGATATTGAAGTTACAACACTTTGCTCGACCGAAAAAGAGATGACTAATGGGCTTTCATCTCCTGCAGAAATGAGCATTAACCGAAACTGGAGTGCTGGAGAATTGGCTCAGGAATCGTTAATGGAAGCCTATGAAACGAATGAGCGACGCGCTATCAAAGTTGTCTTCCCGTCAGGTAATGGATTCGCCTATCTTGCCGAGGTTCGGCAAAACAGTTGGAGTGCGGGGACTTCCGGTGTGGTTTCTTCTTCTTACACACTACGTATCATCGGTAAGCCTGTTCGAATTATGGCCTCCGATATTGTTCCTGTCACCGGCTTAACGCTTACCCCAACCAGTGGCAGTGTGGTTGCCGGTGGAACAGCGACATTTAACGTCAATATTTCTCCATCAAATGCCACAAACAAGGGTTTCACTCTACTCTCATCCGTTCCGGCCCGAGTAACAGCTACGGCAACGGGTATGTTGGTAACGGTATCAGCACCCTCTGGAGCAACGGCGGGATCAGCCAATATTACAGTGACGACTTCCGATGGCGGCAAAACCGCCACTTACACAGCTAACGTCACCGTTTAATAAGAGGGTGCTAAAACATGTCAGCCAAAAAGAAATTTGATCTCAAATCACTGGTGTCTTCGGCACATGCTGGATTTCGCACTAAAAGTGTACCCGTCAGCGAGTGGGATGGAGCAAGCGTTGTGCTACGAGAACCCTCTTTAGAGGGCTGGGGGCGGTGGCGCGAGATTATGGCATCACCGGAAACAAAAGCAGGGGAAAGTGAAGTTCAACTTTCCATCTCAGAGGAAACTCAGCGCAATATCCGTGCCGATGCGGTGATGTTCATTGATGTTCTATTAGACGAAGATCTGCAACCGGTTTTTGCAGTGAATGAATTGGAAAAAGTCATTTCATTTTATGGTCCGGTGCATGCCCGTCTTCTTAGGATCGCAATGGGGCTGGCAACGTCTCCAGAGGATGCTGAAAAAAAGTTATAGAACCCGGTACCCAATTCATGATGAAACTCGCACTGCGTTTGGGCAGGACGCTGGGTGAACTCAAGCAAACAATTGGTATGAGCGAACTTCGCTTATGGGCTGCATATGACCGTATTAGCCCCATCGGTGATGAACGGGGCGACTTTCAAGCAGCACAAATCACGGCAGCGACCTATAACGCACAAGGGGGGAAGAACCCGCTCAGCATTGAAGATGTTTTGTTGGGCTGGGGTGAGTCGGAAAACGATGACGGATCAGAACTTGAAGCGTTTTTAGGTCAGTTGGCTGAGTAATTCACCCGCTTCGGCGGGTTTCTGGGAGGAACTATGACAGTTCTGGGTGATCTGATCGTCAACCTGTCGGCTAATTCAAGTTCATTTCAAACCGAGATTGCAAAAGCCTCTCGTTTGGGATCTGAATATTATAAGACGATAGAAGGAGGCTCGCGCAAGGCAGAAGCGGCGACACGCCAGAGCAAACGGGCATTAGCAGAACTTAATAACGAACTGGTCACAGTGAAAGAATCTGCTAGTGGCATGGTGGGCATGTTTGCCGGAGCCTTTGCAGTTGGCAGTTTGATCACTACAGCTGACCAATACGGGCAGATCTCATCGCGTATCAAAATGGCGACTGGTTCTCAGGAGGAATATAACAGCGTTCAGCAGCGCCTGATGGAGATCAGCGACCGAACTTATAAAAGTATCGAAGAGCAATCTGAGCTGTATATTCGCAGTGCCAACTCCATGAAAGAGCTGGGTTTCTCCACGGCCAGTACGATTGATTTTATTGATTCAATTTCCAGTGCGTTAACCATTAACGCCGCCAGTGCTGAAAAAGGCGAGAGCGCGATTAATGCCCTGTCTAAATCCATGGTAAATGGCAAGGTGGCGGGTGATCAGTGGCATGCCGTCATGGAGATTATGCCAACTGTTATCGGTGATATTGCCCGTTATTTGGGGACCACTGAGCTTGAAGTGAAAAAACTTGGCGCGGCTGGAAAGTTATCAATGGATACCTTTTCCAAGGCGGTGATAGCGGCAAAAGACCGTAACGCCGAACTTGCCGAGGCTATGCCGACCACTGTCGGGGATGCCATCACCAAGCTGTCAAACCATTGGAAAGCCTATATTGGTGATGCCAATAGTGCAATGGGTGTGACGGCGGCGATCTCCGGTGTGATTGGCACGGCGGCAGATAATATCGATGTGCTGGTTGCAGCCGGTACCGGCTTGGTGGGGCTTGGACTGGCGCGTTACTTTGGTGGCATGGCTGATAGCGTAAGGACAGCCGCTAAAGAAGTCATTAATACAACACGATCACAACTCGCTCTGGCAGCGGCGCAGGTTGAAGGCGTTCAGGCGTCATTGTTACAGATCCGGACAGAGCGAGAATCGGCGGTTGCCGCACAGCGTTCGTTGGTCGCTCAGTTACAGTTGGCGCAAACCGAAAAGGCTCGTACGGTTATTCGTGCACAACTGGCGGTTAACTCTGCTGCAATAGCCGCCGCATCCCGCGCAGAAGCGGCAGCAACGGATGCCCTTACCGAAGCACAAAAACGGTTGAATGTTGCTTCTGGACTGGCGAGTAAGGCGCTGGGCTTGATTGGGGGGCCTGTTGGGGCTGCAATGTTGGCTGCTGGCGCAGTTTATTATTTCTATGAGAAATCAGAACAAGCCAAACGTTCAGCGACAGAGCTAGCGGGTGGTGTCGGTGGACTGATTGATAAAATGCGGGAAATGGGGAATGTTCAGTTAGCGGCTGAGATCGGCAAGCTGAATAACTCATTACCGGCGCTCTCTTCTGTTGTTGTTGATGCGCAAAAGAATTACGACAAAGCAACAGAAGCCGTTGAGCGGAATCGCCGACAGATTTATCTATGGGGGGAAGGTTCAACCATTGGGAAGCAAGCCAATGAAGAATTGAATATCTCTCTCAATAATCAGGCGATAGCGCTCAAAGAGTTGACGGATGCGCAGGACAATAAAAGTCGTGCGGTCAATGGGGCTAATGTTTTAAGCGGTCAGTTAAATGGGACGCTTAAAGAAGGTGTCGGCATCCTTAAACTGGAACAGGTAGAAGTGGGTATCGCAGCCGGAATGATGGCTAATTTTACCAGTTCTCTGAATATTGCTACCCAAGCCAAAACCGCCTTTAACTCAACTAGTCTGATTCTGCCTGTCAGTGAAGAGCTTAAAAACGCGCAAAAGGTGCAGGACGATAAGCTGGCAATATTAAAATTGTCGGGCAGGGCGCAGGCGACAGAAATAGCTAGACAAGAAGCTGAACGGCTCAAAATTACTGATCCGAAAGAGGTATCGAAATTCGTCAGCGGCGAACTCAGAAACTACGATCAGTCTGAGCAGAACAAAGCGAATGAGCAGGCAAAAAGCAAAGCGGCCAGTGCAACAAAAACGGCTGAAAGTGCAACAAAAGCCTATGAACAAGCCATTGCCAATCTGAATAAAGAAATTCAGGTTGAGTCAGTTCGACTCAAACAAGGTGAAGCTGCAGCGTCATTATTTGCCGCATCAATTGAAACCGGCGCGAAATATACTGATGGCCAACGCGCTGAACTGGAACGGCTGAATAAAACCCTCGCAGAGTCAAAGCAGCGCTGGGAAGATCATAATGCAGCGATTGCGTCAGACCCTTACCGCAGCGCCGCTGAGTCACAACGTCAGGCACAGGAGCAGCTACAACGGCAGATTGCCGGGGGTGAGATACAAAGCGCCGAGGAACTTTCCCGCCGTAAACAACAGATCCACACGGACTATCTGACGGCGCTGGCCGACGCTAACCAACGTTACGCCGTCAGTGCCAATGATGAGTTAGCCGGTAACGTCGATCCGGTGCAAAACCTCAGTAACCAACTGGCAAAGCGTCAGGCGCTTATTGAGACTTATGCGGCGGCAGGTGTTATCACCGAACAGCGAAAAAACCAGCTTATTCTTGCTTCCGAGACAGAAACCCGCGAACAGCAATATCAAGCATCTTTGCAATTATTCGCCTCGCAAGGCGACCTGCAGCGCATGGCCGTTGATTTGTTTCAGGACTCACAAGACCGGTTATCCAATATGCTGACGGGGCTAGTAAATGGTACGCAGTCCACTAAAGAGGCGATGTCTAATTTATTTGCCTCACTGTCTCAATCGATTATCAAAAACCTTATTGATATGGCCGCGCAAGCCCTGATCACCAGTACGATCATGCAGACGATTACGGGCGTCTCTGGCGGGTTGTTGGGTGGATTCATGGGCGGTGCAAGTGGCGCGGCAGGGTCTGCCAGTAATGCATTCTCGGGTGGCGCTTATAGCGGGTTGTCATTTAATGCCAAGGGCGGTGTTTATGATTCACCCAGTTTAAGCGCCTACAGCGGGCAGGTTGTCAGTTCACCGACCTTTTTTGCTTTTGCAAAAGGGGCTGGCGTCATGGGCGAGGCGGGGCCAGAAGCGATTATGCCACTCACCCGATCTGCAGATGGTTCGTTGGGTGTAAGGGCGGTCAGTAGCAATATGCCGACTAGTTCTGCTGGTTCAGCAGCGCCACAGGTTTATATCACCATCGATGGCAACGGCAACACCTCCACACAAAGCAGCCAAGGCATGGAGCAGTTTGGCGCGGAGATCGGCGCATTTGTTGATAGTCGCTACAAAGTGCTGATGGCTAAAGATTTGGGACCAAATGGCACACTAACAAATCGAATCAGGGGGCGCAGATGATCAGGGAGTTTGAATATTGTCCGCGCATAAATCCGGTCGGAGACATCACAACCCGAACTCGAGAGTTGCAGCTAGGGGATGGGTATACGCAGCGGTCCGGCGATGGACTCAATGAAGAGGATCAAAGCTGGCCGCTTTCGTTCGTGGGTGAGCTCGACTACATCATGCAAATCCGGCAATTTTTACGCGAGCATAAAGGCTATAAGGCTTTTCAGTGGCGAAACCCCATGGGGGAGTTGGGTCTGTATTGTTGCCAAAAGCAGCAGGTGAAAGCCTCGGGGAAAAACGCAGCCGGAAAGCCAATGTTTGAACTCTCTGCAACATTCATTATTGCTTATCATCCATAGGAACTCATCGTGTTAAACACTGACTTACAGATGTTGGAGCCGGGCAGTAAAGTATTGCTGTTCGAAGTGGACTGCACCGAGTTTGACGGTCCGCAGCTTTATTTCCATAACCATTCCATCCCTTATAGCGAAGCCGATTTAGAGGTCGCAGGCGGCGACCCTGATTTATTGCCAGTGAAGTCAATCTGGTGGCAGGGGCGCGAATATAAGCCATGGCCGACTGCGATAGAGGGAATGGAAGTGACCAGTGATGGCAATGCATCAACACCAACACTGACTGTCGGTAATCTGGATGGAACGATTACGGCGCTATGTCTGGCTTATCAAAATCTGGTATTAGCGCAGGTAAAAGTACACAGCACGTTTGCGCATTACCTCGATGCCAGAAACTTTCCGGAGGGAAACCCTGAAGCCAATCCCGATGAAGAGAAACTCGAAGTTTGGTATATCGACAGCAAGAGCTATGAGGATAACGAACAGATCCAATTTGCGTTATCCAGTCCGGCAGACTTGCAGGGCATTATGTTACCCACCCGACAGATCCATTCGCTTTGTACTTGGTGCATGCGCAATCAATATCGCGGGGCGTCATGCGGGTATACCGGTACCGCTTATTTTGATGAAGACGGCAACCCAACGGACGACCCCAGCAAGGATAAATGCTCCGGACTGCTTTCGACGGGGTGTGAAACACGCTTCGGAAAAGGTAAACCGCTCCCGTTCGGTGGCTTTCCCGGCTCTGCGTTGATAAAGAGGTAGTCATGCGTAAACATATTATTACTGCGTTATTGGCCCATGCAAAAGACGCTTATCCTGCGGAATGCTGTGGGCTGGTGGTACAAATCGACCGTAAACAGGTTTACGTTCGTTGCATCAACACTGCACCAGAATCAGGTGAGCAATTTCGTATTGATCCGGTTGAATATGTGGCAGCAGAGGAAAGCGGGACGATTATTGCCATTGCTCATAGCCACCCAGACGCTACAACTCAACCCTCACAGCTAGATATTGCGCAGTGTGACGTGTCACAAATGCCATGGATAATTGCCAGTTGGCCAGAGGGGGATGTTCGCCAGATTATGCCGAGCGAGGGAATAAAACCCCTCAAGGGGAGGCCGTTTGTCCATGGGATATGGGATTGTTATGCCATCGTGCGGGACTGGTACCGGCTTGAACGTGATATTACCTTGCCTAATTTTGAGCGGTCCGATGGCTGGTGGGATCGCGGTGAAAACCTGTATATGAAGCATTATGCTGATGCTGGTTTTTATGCCCACACAGAGCCATTAGAGGTGGGGGATGTCATACTGATGCAGTACAAAGCGAATGAACCGAATCATGCGGGTGTTTATCTTGGCGATGGCAAAATGATACACCATCGCTATGGTTCACTGAGTGAAATTGTCCCTTATGGTGGTTACTGGCTCGATCGCACTATTAAGGTGTTGCGGTACCAAACCCCGGAGTAAATGCTATCATTCGGTTTTCTGCATGGAGATAAACGGATGAAAAGGTTGTTCCTATTGGTAGCTATAACTGCATTATTATCTGGCTGCTTGACCTCCCCTAATGAAATAAGGGATACAAAACCTATAATTTCAGGGCATACAACAAAATCAGCTCATGCATATATAGGGTGTGTGTTGAACAACTGGAATGAAAAAGAGTTAACAGATCCAGTAGTTGCCCAGCCAACAGCAAATGGTTATTCAGCTCAAGTAAATGATATGGCCAGAGGTGTGGTGGTTTTACTCGACGTAGAAAGTGATCCATCTGGTGGTAATAATTTCAAACTGTATCAAAAAAGAGACCTCTATTTTTATAATGCAGCAGTTTTATCCTGTAAGTAACTATTAATCAATCTAAACCCGCTTCGGCGGGTTTTTTATTGGGGGTAGTATGTCAGAAGTAAAAACAATTCGTTTATATGGTCAGTTAAAGCAATTTACAGAAAATAAAGACGGAATCTTTCGTTTTGCTGCCAGTTCAACACAAGAAGCGATTAAAGCCTGCTGTGTATTATTACCGGGCTTTGAGCGATTTCTTAATGAAGCAAAAGATAAAGGGCTTACGTTCGCTGTTTTTAAGGGAAAACGTAATATATCTAAAGATGAGTTGGAATTTAATATTGGTGATGAAGAAATAAAAATAGCTCCAATAATTATTGGTAGTAAAAAGGCTGGGTTATTTCAAACTATTTTAGGTGCAGTGCTTATAGCCGCTGCTCTTTGGAATCCAGTCATTGGTGGAGCTGCGCTTATGTCTGCAAAAGTAGCCTATGGTGTTGGCATGATGGGAGCATCCTTGGCTCTAGGTGGAATGGTTCAAATGCTCTCACCTCAGCAAGGTGGGCTGGCAATGCGCGAATCACCTGATAATAAACCGTCTTACGCATTTGGTGGGCCGGTTAACTCCATTGCTCAGGGTAATCCAGTGCCACTGGGGTACGGTAAGCGTCGAATTGGCGGGGCGTTAATATCCGCAGGCATCCACGCCGAAGACCAACAATGATAATTAGCTTATTCACATAACCCGCTTCGGCGGGTTTTTTTATGCCCGGAGAAAAGATAATGTCTAAAGGCGGATCGTCTAACACCCGCACACCGGTAGAGTCTCCCGATTCACTACAATCCACATCCTATGCAAAGTTACTCTTTGCGCTTGGCGAGGGAGAGTGGGAAGGTGGGCTAGATGGTACAAATATTTTCCTTGATAGTACCCCCATCAAAAACCCAGACGGCTCTATTAACTTCCCCGGCGTTCAGTATGAATTCCGTTCCGGTACCCCAGATCAAACTCACATTCCCGGCATTCCAGATATTGAGAATGAAACAGCGATCGGCCTCGAGCTGACCAGTCAAACACCGTTTGTTCGTGCTGTTACCAATACTCAATTATCAGCGGTCAGGTTTAGATTCTCATGGTCGGCGCTACAGCGTCAGTTAGATGATGGTGATGTTGTTGGTTATCGAATTGAATATGCAGTTGATGTGGCAACAGATGGCGGCGCTTATCAGCAAGTATTGACCTCTGCAGTGGACGGCAAGACGACGACAAAGTATGAGCGCAGCCACCGCATTGACTTACCTGATGCCACTACTGGCTGGCAGATCCGTATTCGTCGTATTACCGCAAATTCAACGAGCAACAAGATTGCGGATAAAATGGTGATCGATGCCATTACTGAAGTGATTGACGCAAAGTTGCGCTACCCCGAAACCGCTTTATTGTTCATTCAGTTTGATGCTAGCCAGTTCCAAAATATCCCAGTAGTTTCCTCTGAACCAAAGATGAGGATCGTCCGTATTCCATCTAACTATGACCCTGCCACTCGGAGTTATTCAGGCATATGGGATGGTTCTTTTAAGTGGGCTTGGACGGATAACCCCGCATGGATTTACTACGATGTTTTAGTGAGTGATCGGTTTGGTTTAGGTCAGCGTATAAAAGCGGCCAATCTTTATTATACAAAATTAGATTTATATCAGATTGCTCAATATTGTGATCAGCTTGTTCCTGATGGGCGGGGCGGTAACGGCATGGAGCCTCGATTCACTTGTAATATCTATATCCAAGCTCAGGCCGAGGCATGGACGCTTATTAATGACATGGGGGCTATATTCCGTGGCATGACCTTCTGGGCCAATAATCAGATGAACGTTCTGGCCGATATGCCCCGTGATATGGATTACGCAATCACCCGCGCCAACGTGAAAGATGGAAAATTAACCTACAGCAGCGCCAGTGAAAAAACACATTATAGCCATGCGTTCGTGTCGTGGTCTGATCCGGCCAATGGCTATCAAGATGCGATTGAGCCTGTATCTGAGATTGCGCTAGTTCGCCGGTTTGGTGTGAAACAGGCAGATGTTACCGCTATCGGTTGCACTCGACAAACTGAGGCGATTCGTCGCGGAAAGTGGGTTCTACACACCAATGATGCTGATCGTTCTGTATCGTTCACAGTTGGTCTGGATGGGAAGATACCTCTACCCGGCTATATTGTGGGAATTGCCGATGAAATGGTTGCTGGTCGGCCTCTTGGGGGACGGATAAGCAAGGTTAACGGTCGTAATATTACACTCGATAGAGTTTCTTCCGCTGCAGTGGGTGAGCGACTTATTGTGAATCTTCCTACCGGAAAGAGCGAGGGGAGAACGATTCAAACTGTTGCGGGGAAAGTTATCACTGTCACAACGGCATTTAGCGTAACACCTGTTCCCCAATCAGTTTGGGCCATCGATGCCAGCGATCTGGCTTTACAGCTTTTTCGTGTCACGGGCATAACTGAGGGAAGTGACGGGGTATCTTACGACATCACAGCTATTGAGTATGATCCTAATAAATTTGACCGCATCGATACTGGGGCCAGAATAGAGGACCGTCCAATCAGCGTTATTCCTCCCAGCGTTCAGCCGCCACCAACGAATGTTGTTATTGATAGCTTTTCGGCCCTATCTCAAGGGCTGGCCGTAACAACATTGCGTGTGACATGGGAGCCGGCTGCTAGCGCAATAGCATACGAGGCAGAGTGGCGGCGCGATAATGGTAACTGGATATCAGCGCCACGTACATCCGCACAAGGATTTCAGGTTGAAGGGATTTATGCGGGACAATATCAGGCTCGTGTTCGTGCTATTAACCCCTCTGAGATATCTAGTATTTGGGCGAACGCGCAGGAAACAACACTAAAAGGCAAGGAGGGGAATCCTCCCATGCCTGTTGGCTTTGCTGCAACTGGCATTATCTTTGGTATTACCTTGAGTTGGGGTTATCCGGAAGGGGCTGAAGATGCGCTAAAAACAGAGATTGAATATAGCCTGTCTGCTGATGGTACTGATGCGATGCTGCTGAGTGACGTGCCGCACCCGCAACGGAACTACACGATGCAAGGCTTAAGAGCAGGGCAAGTCTTCTGGTTCCGTGCTCGAATAGTTGATAAATCAGGTAATCAGTCGCCATGGATAGACTGGGTTCGCGGCATGTCCAGTACAGACACAAGTTCGATCCTTGAGTTTGTGGGCGATGAGTTCATTACAAACACCGTTGCCGGGCAGCAACTACTTAACGACGACTTCATGAATGCTGAGGCTATTCTTGAAACAGCCAACGCCAATAACGCCAGTATTCGCCAGCAATGGGCGCACTATGGGGAGAATAAAGCGGGGATTGTTGAGATATGGACCACTCAGGCTGATGCGGCTAGAGCATTTGCAGAATATCAGTTGGTAGTTACCGCAACATTTGAAGATCAGACAGCGGCTATTGGTCAAAAAATGACGGCTGTAGTTGATGCTGATAGTGCTATTGCGACATACAGCTTAGGTGCTGGTCTGAACTATAACGGCCAGTTTGTCAGTGCCGGAATGGTCATTGGTGCTGAATTTATTAATGGTGTGGCGAAAGCATCGATTGGATTTAATGCTGATAGCTTTATTCTCTTAAGTGGACCCGAAGATAATAAATTCTCTCCATGGGCTGTCGTAAATGGGCAGACGTTTATTAATGATGGATTTATTCAAAATGGCTCAATAACTAATGCCAAAATCGGTCAGTATATAATGTCTGACAATTACGTGATGGGAATTCTGGGCTGGAAAATAGATAAACTCGGTAACGCCGAATTTAATAATGTCACTGTTAGGGGAACAGTATATGCGACAGCAGGTAAATTTAGCGGAACGATTGAAAGTAATGACGGCTATTTCGGTGGAACTGTATACGCTAATAAAATCATTGGCGATGTGGTTCAAGGTGTTCATTTAAAAGGATATGTAACAAATACAGGAATGTCGGCGGGCGCATCAGCAGATAGAGTCCCTAGCGGTGTATTGTGGAAGGTATTTTCATTTGATTCTGCAAATTTTGAGAGAGTGCTGATTATTAACGGAGATGTTACGTGGGGGAGCATCTACTCTGGAAACGATTTAAATCTACTAATAAATGGCGTGATCGTCCAAAGTTTCATTACAGGCGGGGCATCAACCCCAGCAGCAACAGTGGGCGGCGTTTCATTCAGAGTCCCTGCAACTGTCTTGGGTGGGATGGATGTTATCAGCATTCGATACAATAACTTTGGCGGCGGGAGTTCAAATGTCACCCCATTGTTTAATGCCACGGTGTTAGTGTGCAAGAAAGGAAGTGCTGGTGTTCTTGTTGGACCTAATAATATCCCCGCTTAATAAACTACCTCATAACCTGTGACGGACGCCTGTGTTATTTCGGTGTTCTAATTTAATTAAATATCATAAATGATAGGGATCACTATGATTGGTGCTTGGTATAGAACTGGGACAATTACAGCCCCATCCGGTCAGAACGTTATTACCGGTTCTGGAACTCAATGGGCTAACAATGTCATGGGTGTTGCTATTGGACAGGCATTGTATGTCACCAGATCCGATGGAAATACATTGGTTTATGAAATATTGGCTGTAGACAGTGATACTAAAATTAGAATTAATGGAAATATTGTTGATTCTTTGACTAATTCAAATTATGCAATTCATACATCTGTTTCTAATTCATATTCTGCATTAGCGCGTGAGTCATCAGCTCAATTAGGATTTTATCAACAGTTGTTTAAAGATTGGCAAAATATAACAACCAGTACTGGCGATGTCACTATTATTGCGCCAGATGGTTCAATTGTAGTTATTCCGTCACTTAATCAAATGAGCGCAGACATAGACAATAAATTGTCCCTTGATGGTGGGACGATGACCGGCCCGATGGTCTTGTCTGGTGATGGTACTACAGCTAAAAGCCCAGCATCTATGGCTCAATTAACGGGGGTGGTTGGTAGTGCTGCTAGCGCTATATTAAATTTCCCCGCCGCTGGTCTCGCGACGGGTATGTTCACTGCCGATGAAGTAGTAGTAGGAGACGCCGCAGGTCTAACTTATAGACTTAGGGGTGTGAGTGCGGGTATTAATATTTCAACAGTTGGCGCGGGAGGGATGGATACAGGAACCCCTCCCACAGATGGATTTGTTGCTATTTATGTTATGTACAATCCAACAACAAAAGCACGAGTTATGTTGGCACGGAATACAACAGGCTCTGTTGCGCCTCTTATATATTCAGGGGCAAATGCTCCAGCGGGTTACACAGCTTCTGCTTTAGTCAGTGTATGGCCCTTGTTAGGTGTTCGCTTCCGGCAAGGCTGGCAAAGGGATAGGCGTATTAATTTCCCCCCAATCACTATTTCTAGCGGAACCATACCCGTCACCTACCAGGCGATAGACTTATCAACCATATGTCCCAAGAATGCTAAAACTGCATTAGTGGAGGGTACGGCCAACGCAGGCGGTGGGGGTGCAAGCACCTCATTTGTTGTTTCAACAGATGCATCAGCAACAGGGAGGATTAGATTTCAAAATAATTCAGCAGTATGTATAGGCACGGGAGATGTATTGATTGGGGCCAATAACACTACTTATTTTACTGTAGGTGCATCGCCTGTCCAAGGCACCTGGGCACTGGTGGTGTCTGGTTATACATTCTAGGGGGTTTATATGGTAAATGTCATTTTTGAAGATGAAACACACGCCGTTATTAAGATGTACTTCGAAATCGCCCCCACTCCGGGTTTTTATCTCAACATGGGAACCGTAGAGGTGGATGACCCCCGTTGGTATGTATTTTTTTATAAGTTTGATGATTTTATGCGAGAGGGCTGGCCAGAACCAACATATGTTCCATCTATTGAGGGTGAGGATATTCTTGCAGAAGACGTAAATTAGAAATACAAAACCGGGCTTAATTGCCCGGTTAGTAAACTTATTTAGTTTTAATATCACAATCAGTATTAAAAGTTATATTTAACTCCTAACATCACCGCAGTATCGCTATAACCTTTGTTGCCGATCTGCTGGCCAACATTACCCCAAAGGTTGACGTTCTTATTCATTTGACCTTCAACACCCACTTTCAACTCACCGATATTTGCAGCACCATCCTGCTTCACTGTTACATTATCCATTGTTGTGCCAAAGTCTTTAGTATTATGGATCCAGTTTGCTTCAATAAACGGCTGGAATACACGGTCTTTGCCTTTATCCTGATCGCTGTAGCCGTTCATAAAGGCTTTTACACCCAGGCGGGTCTGAATATTACCATCACCTTCTCCAGACACATTCGTTCCGTTGGCTTCTTTATGGTCGTCAGCTTTCACACCCATCCAGGTAACTTGCGCCTTAGGTTGAATGAAGTAGGCGGCATTCTTAGCGGCATTTTCACCCACTTTAAAGGTATAACCACTTTCGACAGAAGCTGTTACCCCTTTGGATTTGTATTCTTCAGCAGCTAAGTTCTGGCCTTCAACGGTATTGTTGAACCAGCTGTATTGCACCCAACTGTCAACGTATAGTCCAGCTTTATCTTCGTTGTTCGCGTACCAAGTCCCATATACACCGGTACTATAGCCGTCGGTTGACCCTTTAGCGTTGTAGCCGGATGCCCGTGAAACAGTGGTACTTTTGCTATTACCATACCCAGCCATAACACCCAGATGGAAGCGGTCCGTTGTATTGCTGCTCCATTGAGCTATATCACCGCCCAATTGCACGACATAACGATTAGCCTGTGTACTCAGTTGGCCTGATGTATCACGAGAGCGGTTGTGACCACCTTCGTTACGCAACCACAGGCTGGTTAATTTATGTTCACCGGTCAATGCGTCGATATACTGTGTTTCACCCATGCGGTCATTAAGGTTCGTCACGAACATGTTATTGACTGCAGCCAGGTTAGCTGCATAATTGCTCGCTTCAGGACGTTTGATCATTAATGATGGGTCAACTGGGTCAACTGGGTCAACTGGAATAACTGGGTCAATTGGATCAACTGGAATAACTGTACTTGTCAGGTACCAATTATTTGCATTTGTTCCGACACCACGCGCCAGAGAGTAATCATAGGCGCCAGCAACAATACGTCCTTGTTTAACAAACTCACCGTTCGACAGCCCATTGACTTCAATCAGCTCAATGCCATTCAATGTTGCTGCACCACTGCCACCCAAGTTAGTCACACCCACGCGAGTTGTACCCGAAGTATTGCCGTTAACGACTAATTTATCAGTAGCCGAGGTGTCATTATTCAGTACTGAGTTAAAATTGAGCAAGCCATCGTTGCCGATGTAATTACCGGATACCGTCAGAATCGTACCTGGTACACCGTTAAGGCTCACAGTACCGCTATTACTTAGACTGTTCAGTGTCTGGTCGAAACCGGCTAAATCCAGTTCCCCCGCAGTCTCGACAATATATTCGGAAGCTGTACTGAAGCTGCTTGCAGCACCAGCCTTTAAGATGCCAGAATTAACTGTTGTCGTACCACTATAGGTATTTACGCCATTTAATACCGTCATACCACTGTAAACGGCCACTTTACCACTGCCAGCAATGGCAGAATTAAACTGATAATCAGTATCAATATGGTTAAAGACAATTGAGCTATCACCGCTCCCTAAGGTAATAAGTGGTGTATTAATATAACCGGCTAATGACGCAGTATAATTAGCTGCGCTACCAATATTCAGTACTCCGATTGAAGTTGCATCTTTAGCAATGGTTAAATTATCGGTTTGAACAGTCCCACTGTTATTAATAGTCAGTGAGGCGTTACCGCCAAACTCCCCAAAACGAATATCACCTGTATTAACCCAATTGGAGTTAACACCAGTGACCAAAACGTCACCTTTTGAGCCAGCGGTATAGCCGACATAGCTACCAGAACTACTGAGACTCCCGCCATCGGAGACGACGACAGAGCCATTCCCACTGTTACCAATAACCAAGCTGTTAGCGTTGTGCCAAGAAGAATCTGTACCTGAGATATTTACTCGGCCAGTGGCATCTTTCCCTGCACCAACATAACCAAAACTATCAGTTACAACGCCACCATTAGTGATATTTAGAGTACTATTAGAACCTACTGATGCGTAAAACGAACCAATTTGCAGGGTCTCGGCATTATCCCAACGAGAGTCGGTGCCGGTAATTTCTACCACTCCGATAGAGTCGTTAATATTCCCGCTTTGACTGGTTACTACACCACCATCAGAAACTACCATGGTGGCAGGGCCATTTGTTCCTATATCAAGTAAAGTACCCACTTGCCAGCGGGAACCTGCACCGTTCACTTCTACATAACCGGTTGAAGTCGTTCCTGCCGCAACGCTTGCTTTCGTTGCCGTGGTAACAACGCCGCCATTGGTGATTTTAAGACTGCCATCACCTTCATGGCCGATGAACATACGATTACCGGCATTCCAGATTGAGCCTAGACCTGTGACTTCAACGCTACCGGTTGAACCTGGGCGATACGCAATATCAGCATCATTTTGGTTAGTGACTACAGCACCATCGGTAATTCGCATCATGCCATTACTGTCATTTTCGCCACCAATGCGTAACTCACCGCCGTTGATTAATTGTGAATCAGTTCCACTGACTTCAAGATAACCAACAGCCCCAACACCAAAACCAACATGTGTCGCGTTAACAGGGTTATTTACAACTCCTCCATCCGCTATCAGTAATGTGCCGTTACCGTTATAACCAACAAAGAGCACCCCGTTATTTATCCACTTAGAGTCAGAGCCAGTAATAACTACCTCACCGGTAGCTGTAGAACTATAACCAATATAGCTCCATAGCCCAGCGGCTACATTTCCGCTGGTTAACGTTCCACCACTTCCGCTGTTCAACGGTCCACCATTGAAAATATCCATAGCACCAAATGACGTATTACCAATTATTATTACCCCTGGAATATCCCAGTCAGGTAAGTCGGGTATTACATCACCTGTAAAACCGATGTCAGCATAAGAAGTTGTAGTACTAATCGCAGATATAATAGTTAAGGCGATACAAGATAATTTGTAGTTAAATTTTTTCATTTTAAGTAATGGCCCAGATATAAAATATGATAAAAAGAATAAGTTTATTAATATGAATTCTCGTTTACTTTTTAAAATACACATGAGCATCAAATTTATTACTGCAACGATAATTCATGAACTCACGATAACGTGATTTAGGTCAAAAAATAATCAGATACTAGGGTTGGTTTTGTAGGAATATTCCTGTTTTTCGTTTAAGTATCTAAATTTCCGTATCCAAATAATCAGTTTAAAATAATATTAATAATTGTATTAAGTTTTCATCAATGTGGTTGGCATCATAGAACAGATTCATTGCTCCACAAATACTGGGGGGATATCGGGGAGGGAGTAGCCGGTAGGTAACCGGTCAGATAGAAGGTGTTAAGCCTGAAACCAGTCATCAGCGCTTTCCCACGTCTCCTGCAAAATCTCCTGAATCACTTCTTTGTCGTCAGGCGACCCACCGAATACAGTTAACCCGTCCATACCTGCCAATCTTATTGTAGCCTCAGCCTCTGGATAGCGACGCTTTACGCGATCATTAAACTCGATAGCTAGAGCGGATAGAGCGCCGGCGGGTAATTTCTTGGTTTTATCAACGGTCACTTCGATACGTAGCAT